CACGCTTGACCATCATGAAGCCAGTGCCAATCTCGAGAACTTCAATTGGATCAGCAACAGAGAACTTTTCAGTGCCAGGAACTGGATTGAACACGAAATCACCAGCCAACTTTTCCATATCACTTGGTTCAATGTTTGGGTGCTTCTTCACGCCTTCCTTGATTGCTCCCCACTTGATCGATTTCTTTGGATATGGACCACCAACAACTTCTTTATCCAAAGCAAGAAGTGCGACGACATCTCGCGGATCAAAGTGAATGTCAGCATCGATAAAGAGCAAATGAGTGAATCCTTCTGCGCGCAAGAATTCGTCAACAAGATAGTTACGAGCGCGAGTGATCAGAGACTCATTAAAGATGAATGAGAATCGAACTTCAATACCATATTGTGAACAAACGGATTGGAGGTCAAGACAGGATTTAACATACATGCCATGGGCAGAACCGCCATACATGGGTGTTGCAACAAATAGTTTATTTTTGCGCAACTGTTCAACAGATACTTCTAACTGCATAATTATTCACTCCAGTTGTAAAATTTTCTAATAACATCAATAATCTTAGACTGATCATCAAGATTTTCGTTGACCATTGTCTCTATATAGTCCATGAGTGTCAACGAACCCATTATATTCGAGATTTTTGTCGCACGAGAATTCTTAAATTTATCGTCTTGATCATCCTTGCGATCCACATGACGCTGTTCTTTGGTATCATGTGACGCAGTTAGAACAAGAACTTTAAAATCATTCGGAAACGATTCCGAAAGTTTATCTAAAAGTTTAGCGTTAAACAAACGATCGCCTTCGAAGATCACGTTCACATTCGCATTTTCATAATCTAATTCCATGAAGAACTTCTCAGCGTCTGGTTGTACAGCCATTGACAAACGATCTGTTCCCTGAAACACATTACCATCATTTGCATACTTGCCAAGAATATACAGATTTAATTTTTCTGAATACATGGCATCAAGAAGTTTCTGTGGCTTACAGATCTTCCAATCATCAGCCATCGAAATCAACTTGAACATCAGAGTAGTCTTGCCAGTTGCTGGCTCACCACCCATCGCAATCACTCTCACCATATAGCCTCCAGTCCTTGTTTCGGGACTTCCTCATCATCAAACATCCAATCTAGTTTTTCTATTCTACCTGTTCTCAAAAAGAAAGTAAACTTTTCTTTGTTGATTTTACTTCTAGGAGCAAGTCTTTCATCTAGTGTCTCATTGCGTGCTTGCCATAAGACGTTCCATTCAATGCCAGCCCAACCATCTTGTTCTGCTTGCATGATTTCTTCAGACTGACGATCGAGATAATATCCAAGATAACGTCCATGGTGTTCACGAAAGATTTTCTTGAACGAACAAAGGCAAGTTTCCATCGTGAAGAAATCAATTTGATTTTTTAAACTAGGGAATCTTCCTCTTGTTTCTTCGAGAATGTCTTTCGCTTTACTTTCAAGGTCATCGCATTCTGCAGCAGTAAGTCTTGTATCGTACTTGTCATCTTCGCCGAGGGCAAGATGCAAGCCATTACGATGTGAGCGAGAGCCAGAATAATCAGAAAGCATGAGAGAAGTAGGTATGCAGTTAATGCCAGCAGTATGAGCGAGATGCTGCATATAAAACCAAGTGGAATAGCGACCAAATTTGTGAAGAGAGTTTTTAAGATTATTCCAAAGGTTGTCGAAAGTCCGTTGTTCGTTGTCTCCATAATAATTCTCCAGCACTTCACGTTGAGTTTTTTTGCCAATAAATTTTTGATAAGATTCGAACATGGCTGGCAAGTGACCTTTGTTCCACTTTGTATCTGTTTGGTATCTGAGTCGTTTATAGTTTGTTGAATTCCACCAAGTGATGCGATCCACAGTGGCGAGTTCATAGTCAGGGAATTCATTTTTTAGAACCCATGCAGTTGGTAGTTGATAGGTGTTACCATACAACCATGCAAACCACAGACGCTCTTCATCATTATGCTCGTATCGCTGGTGTAGATAGTTTGTGCACCATACGGCTGGATCGCAATCGCCATATTTCATGGACCATGCATACCATCTTATAAATTGTTCACGTCTTTCTAAATTCATGCAAACAAATCAACTTGATGAAATAACGCATCACGCAGCCAGTATTTGCCAACTTTATTAATTGCATCTTCAGTTGCGGCTTTCTTTTTCGATCCGAACTTATGAGATTCCAGAGATTCATTTTGCAATTGTAGTAGCACTTTCGAATCAGTCGGCAACGCAATTGAGGGATCGTCTACTGCGAGTTTCCGAAAGATCAATTGCTCTTCACGATTCTTGAACAGAGGTTGATCAGAGCGTAATGATCCAGTAGGATCAACTGCCCAAAATACAAGACCATTTTTCATATGCCATGTAACAGAACTTGGAGTGCAAGAGATTTTAAGCCGTTTCATGTTCTGCATATTGACAGCGTAATCTACATATTGATCCCAGATCTGCGATGCGTATCCTTTACCCTCGCATCCTTCCGCCGTTACGATCTCATAGAGGTTAGTGTACCTATCTCGATTGAATGTTGCAAAAATAAGCGAGACAATCTCACCATTGTCCTCAAGAATCATTGGCGGAGATTTATCGTAGTTCTTAAATCGAAACCAGAGGCTATGAGATGCAGAAAGAAACTTCGTGTTCTTTCCTTCTGGCGAATTTCTTATCAAATCTTCTACTTGTTCTTTAGTCGCAAACTTCACTGTTGAAGATCCTTTGCGTTATCAATCAAGATGGTTTTCATATGAAAGATACCCTTTGCAATTGTGACGTATTGATTCATTGGAATCTCATGGGATTCAAACAAATCAGAACGCTTTGCAATATCTTTCGTAGAAGTAATTATAACGCCATTGCGCAAAGAAGTAAAGTAAATTGGACGCTTTCCGTTGCGATAGAAACGCAACTTCTTTTCTTTATACAGTTCAATTACAGCCATTGAGGAATTAGGAAACTCTTCAAGTGTAGATTTATTTGCTTGGAGTGTATGAACAATTAATTCAGAATCATTACGAGTTTTGCATTTGTATCCATAAAGTCGTTCCCAGTTCTCTGGCATCTCTTGACTCACAACGCCATTGTGAACAATAGAAACATTTTCATTCCACAGTGGCTGATTGTAAGCAAGATCAGAGGTTGAATAACGACAATGACCAATTAGATATAGATTGCCGTCTTCATTGACGCATGATTGCAAATCAAATGAATCTAGAAACTTGGTTGCTGGAACAGCGTCAATGCGACTATCAATTTGACCACCCTTGACCCACGACACACCAGTTGCGTGCAATCCGCGAATACTCGACTCGCGGAAAACATTCTCAAGCATGATCAAATCAAGAGAACTTGGATTCTCGATGTAAGCACCAATCACTGCACACATATTAAGCGAACAAATCTTCTAGAGTTGAGATCTTTTCGTATGCTTTTGGATGATACTTTTCAACCATCGCCCTTCCACCAATTCTCTCCAGATAGTCATACCATTCTTGTTCGTCCCACATTCCTTCGGAAATACCATTCCAAAGACGTCGTTGAAGTGGGTGTTCTGGGTTCTTTCGACGTGACTCAACATAATTAAATCGATGATCTTCATATTCTTTACTTCCAAGTTCTAGCATCTTCTCACGCAAGTAACAGACAAGACTGATGCGTTCTGCAACTTCATCATTAACTACAATGGGTGTATTGCCGTGAATGTACTCATGATTATTAACCAACAACAAGTCACCTGGACGTACATTCACAGCAACACGAACTTCTGGAAGAATCAAATATCCACCTGAATAATTACCATTATTTGATAGAACCAGAAGATTACTCAAACCATTTGTAAAGTCGCCAGCATCACGATGTGCTGCTGTTCTGAAAGTCTTGTTCACTGTGATTGTAGTAAATACAGTTTGTGGAACCAGAAATGCTGAATCAATTTTATCTGCTGCTTCGCGTTGAGCGGCATGACGAGTTGGAAGCAACTCAGCGAAACCACGATCAAGTGTTTGCAGAAATGGAAATGACATTTTAAATTTGTCGAACGAATGTTGTGTGTATGCAGTTGCTCGACCGTATGGAATTCGAGGATAACGATCAAACCATCCAGCAATACCAGAATTCACCTGATTGGCATATGTGGTGTCAGAAATATATTTGTTTTCGACTTTGTGTGCTTCTTTCTTTCGCTCTGTGACGGAAAGATTGCTGACATTCTCTAACCAGTTTTCAAAACTAAAGTCATCTTGTTTAACAAGAGCAGACAACCAAACAAGACCGCGTGTTGATTCTTTATTTTGATAAAGTTCGCGAAGTCTATCAATTTCTTCTTTAACATTAATTTTGATTGCAGTATTTTCTGCTTCCTTCTGGAAGAGATCAAACACTTGCATCTGAAATTCTGTCACCCACTCACGACCACCGCACTTCTCACCCTTTGGTCCTGCAGCAAGACCACGATTCTGAGTTGGTGTGGCTGCTTCACGCAAGCCAGTATAAGCAGCCTCTTGTTCTTCCTTGGAGAAGAAGTTTTTACGAAACTTAAATGCAATGCTGCTTTCATCTTCATTATGAAGATAGCAATCTGTGTCTTCGTCGATTAAAACATCATAATGTGATTCATCAAGAAATTGTCCAAGCAGATGCTCACAATCATATTTTGTTTTTGCCACAATAATTTTGGTCATGATATTTTCTCCTCTCATGACATTATATATGCAAAGAATTTAAAAAACAAACTCAGCATTTCAGAAAACCAAATGAAACTGTGGGGGCATTGCACCCCCACAGAATGTTATCACATTTTTAGAATTGCCAGATTAGGCAGTCATCGAGACGTTGATAGCATCACGATAGAGCGTCTTGCGAGCGCGAGCAATCTTACCCTGTTCGAGATACTTCTCGAACTGAGCCGAAGGATTGCCGAGGCGATAGGCAAAAACCTTTTCACCACGCGAATTCGTGACGCGATTGGTGTATACAGAGATACCCTCATTGCGTGCACGATAAGCAAGATCAGCAGCATTGTCAACCTTGAACATGGCGCGAATTTGGCGCGAGGTGACAGTGTTGCCATCGGCAAGATAAGTAACAAACGAATCAAGAGCATTAGACATAAAATATACCTTCACAAAAACCCCTTCAATAATGTTACAAGAGCGGGGCTTATCCTGTAACATGACTCTTATTATATACCAACAAGAGCCAAAAGTAAACTCTTGCTTACAGCGGGTGCCGTTCGTCAAAAGTCTCCATCCAATTTAAAAGATACTGCTTGGCTTCAGTTCGGTTTACACCAAACGCTTCTTGGATATATGGGGCTGCGCCAAACATGTTAGTTTCACCAGACTCACGAAGTCTATCCAAGAACACATTAACCTTTTCTTGCATTTTCATTCTAAACTGATCCATATCAGCCTCCATTAATCACAATAGCAAGAGTCTTGACGACGCGATCAATAACCTGCTGCTCAGTCATTCCTTGATTCTGATACTCCACCATATCCATTGCAGTCAGCACCATTTCTTGCGTTTTACCATTCTTGATCACACGAACGGTAAGATTGCCAGTATTTGGATCATTCATCGTTTCCACTTGAACATCATTTTTCGGTACGACTGGAGCAGTTGCCTCCGCATCAACCTTCGTGTACAGATCCAAGAACGCAGTCTTGGTGTCTGTGTCGAATCGGTTCAAGCACATCTCAATTGCCTTCAAACGATTGTTGAAGATAGAGAATGCTTTGCTAATATGCACAAGACGACGAGTAGAGATGACTTCATCAACCGCACCATCAGCAAAAGACTTGCGGATGACTTCAGCCCACGTGATAAGACGGTCAATGAACGTCGTGTCAGTGATACCAAGAACAGCGAAATTCTTCTCAAGAATCTTGCGCTCAGTAGCAGCAGGAGGATATTCCTGCTCGACCGTGATGGCGAAACGCTCGAGGAATGCTTCGTTGAGCAAGTTTGTACCGATGAACCGACCATCGTCGCTGCCCTTGCCCTTCGTGTTCGCAGTCGCAATCACATTGAAGCCAGCGGCGGGATGGACAACTTCACCAGTCTTCTTGTCGAAGTATGGCTTGCCTTCAAGAATCGGCTGCAAGCACAGAATGTCTTCCGTGCCGAGATCGCACTCGTCAAGCAAGAGCACAGCACCACGACGCATCGCTGTAATCACTGGACCTTCACGACGGATGGTATTGCCATCAACCAACTCATAAGAGCCGATGAGGTCAGACTCGTCGGTGCGCTTCGTGATATTGACGCGAATCAACTCACGCTTCAACGCAGCACAAACCTGCTCAATCATGAATGTCTTGCCGTTACCTGACAAGCCAGTGATGTAGATAGGGTAGAAGATGCGAGACTTGATAATGTCGCGCATGTCGTTGTAGAATCCGAACGGAACATACGTCTCGTTGCGGTCAGGCACAAATGACTCAGTGACATTTTGCGCACGACGGCTGGCAATGTTCACAACTTGCGCAACCATCGCAGCCGCAGCAACAGGGACTTCAGCAGTCTGCTTCGGAGCAGCGATCGCACTGGCAGCACTCGGTACGATGCTGAATTGACCACGAGCAACCTTGCGCTCACGCAGAATAAAATACGGAAAGAATTCAACGTTGTTTTTCTTGTTTTCGCAGAAGGCATTCAGTTCCTTCAACGAGATAGTATCCTTGTCGAAGTGCGCATGCAATCGCTCAAGAATCTCAATCCGAGCCGCATTATCATAATTAGACTTTCTCACATCAGACTCCATTATCAATCTATA